GACTTCTAGCAGGCCCATGATTTTATCATCATCCTGCATATCCGCCCGCAACTGCTGCCATTCGTCCTTGGTCATGTGAATTATCATCTGCAGCAATTCTTTCTCTGCAGTCTCCATAACTACGCCTCCTCCTAAATTTTTGCGAATTTCTCGATACAGCGGATTGCGCATCTGACACTTACATTCATGTTTTCCATCATCATCTGCTGCAGATACATCAGCCCGCCCCGCACTTTTCTCCAGAACGTGATTGTACAGGTTCCGCCATCCCGCTTTTGGCTCATATCCATGTAATAGATACTGTCACCGTGCCGGAAAGCAACACGCAGTGAATGCCGCCCGCTCTTGTTCTGGGCGTTGAATACTTTTAACAGCTCCATCAGTAGCGGCTCCTTTCTGTCATAGAACGCCGTTCCGGTGTGTTCTTCCAGTTTTCTACACGGATGCGGTCTTCATCCTGCTCCTCCATTCTTGAACACCGCCCCGATACGCTGCACAAACTCATCATCAATAGAGTGATTAACAGGCTCCCTGCGCCGATGCAGAACCACACAAATGCTTTCAGGTCAAATTCAAACATTTTGTTCCTCCCTTGTCCCTTCCAATACGCCGTCCAGCCGTAAGGGCTTTCGCCCTTTTCAGCTGAATGCTCCGGTCAAAGTAACTGTATTCCGTTCCCCAATTTTGAGAAATTCTCGTGTGTTTATGAGTATTGCAGATATGTTCGGTCATTTGCTCTCCTTTACTTTGAATACCTTATAGAACTTTTGAATCGTAAGGCTTACGGCCAGCCTGCAATCTTGGTAAGCTATCAAGTGGTCTTTATGCTCTTTATCCTGCTTAAATGTCCATTCTTCCCCCGGCTTGAAATGAATTGCAATGGCCCCATAGTCCCCAGCCACAAATATTCCTTCAGTTTTCGGTTCGCAAATTCCGTTCATTCTTCTTCTGCCTCCTTCGTAAATGTCAGCTTGGTCTGTGCCCTTTCTCCATCTATATATTTCCAGCACTCCTGCATGAGTTTCTGCATAGCGCCCTTGACGGTGTTGTTGAAGTCTCCTTTGGTGTTTGAATACCATACCCGCCAGTTCGGTGTCTCGTATCTGAAAGTATATCCCCACGGGATTTGTACGCTTGCTTTTATCTGCAGCTTGTAATAATCCGCATCAACAGGATATTCCATTTTCAGCCCGTAAAAGCAGCCGCCGTCCATAACGTCTTTTTCCGTCAAAGACAGGCTAACCATTTTCGCAGAAATCAGGGCGATGTTATCTGCCGCTGTTAAAAGCTCTGGCCTCGGTGGTTCGATGCCTTTGTATGTGTAGCTTTCCATTGCCCCAGCATCGTTCTTGTTGAACCATTCAAAAATGTATCTGTCTACGGCTCCGCTGCGATTAATGCGAAATCCTGTCAACTGTCTCATGCCATGCCCCTCTCTTTTTTGACAACAGCCCGTATCTTGTCCTGATTCTCGGTCTTGTATAGCCGGTACATCAGCCCTCTGATGGCCTTTTCCGAAAAGCCTATTTGCCGGGATATTACCGGGTACGGGATTGCTTCTAATACAGCGTCTATCACTGTATACATTTCCTCTGTCGACCATTGATGTCCATGTTTGTCCAGCTTTTTTGGCCAGCCCAGCCCCAGCGTGCTACATCGTCGAATTACAGCACCATATGAGCGCTTTAGCAGACTTGCTATTTCCCCGCCTGTTTTCTTGCCCTCTTTGATGTACGCTGTCAATCTGGCATCTTCTTCATTCGTCCACGGGCTCATTCTTTTTAATACCTTGGCCATCCCATCCGCCCGCCGCTTCGCTTTTACCCATGCAGGCTCCTTCCCTAAGATATTTTCTTCCATCTTCGAAAAATCCAGGAATGCTTTGTTCTTTTCTGCCCACTTCCAAAAATCTGTCAGCTTAACAACTCTGAATTTGCACTTTCCCACTTGCTTATACTTCACCGGCAGGCCACGATTTTCAACCCAGCTTGTTATGATGTATCCGCTCGCACTGTTGCTGCCAGTCACGGCTCTGTGAAGCTGATTGAGCGTTATATAATCTCCATTATCAAGGAACGCTCCCAGTCCCATACGAGCTCTTTTGACCAAAATGGCATTGACTGACCTATTCAGTCTCTTTGCAATGCTCGGTATTGGCACCCTCCCATAGAGGTCTTCCAGCTGTTCTTCTTCCTCTGCCGTCCATTGTCTATTACTGCCCATGACATTCTGCCCTCGCTTTGCACGCTGCCACTATTGCATAGAGTTCTGCACACCATGCTTCCCACGCCGGATTCGTGCCCACATTGTATGTAATCGGCTCTACTTTGTAGCCTGCCCTTTTGAGCGACACATACTTCCCATAACTCATGCCGTACTCTTTGGCTTCCCTAACCAGCGTGTCCAAATTGGACACATGCACTTTCCGTTTTCCGATTATGGATTTATGACGGAATCCCTCACGTTTTATGCCGCTGCGGATGGAAATGACACATTCCGGGCACCGTTTAGCACGGCTGAACTTACTATTGACTACGAAATCACGCCCACACAACTCACAGGTTATTGTGCGGCTGTAAACAATCTCCGATACCTTCATTGTTCAATCTCCTTATTTTCGCTCTGATCGCTTTCAGCTGGCGTTTGAGATATCGCGGGCGGTGCTCGATGCCCTCCATCATGGCCAGCAGTTCTTTTTCCCTCGCCAGCAGGTCAGCTGACGTTTTTCTTTTCCTGCTCTTCGACATCGTCGTGCACCTTCCCATCTGACTTCCAGATATTTTCGTTGTCAAACTTCAGTCCGTGTTCTTCTGCCCAGGCTTTTGCCCAAGCTTCCAAATCTATCCCTGCTTCCCAATAGTTATACGGGCAGTTCTTGGCGTTGACGTTGACCGGCTCGACACCATGTTTGCGGAAAATCTCGCGGATAAGGCACTCTTTCCACGCCTTCTTATGGCATTTACCGCAAGTCGCAGGGATAAAGCCGCTGTATAGCTTTTCAAAATCCTCTATGGGGAGAACCAGGCTCCCCGACATATCCTTGACAATCTTGTGATACTGCTGGGCCTTGTCATTCGGTACAAAAACAATATCCATATGGGTTAGATGCCGCGTAAAATCCTTTGCTGCATCCGCATCTAAGAAATCATAGCGGCGTTTGATGGCTTTATATCCCCACGTCCGACAACTGCGCAGGTCTTTCATGAAGTCTGCATCCACATCCTTCATTTTTTCTTCGTAGTCCTGGATGACTCTGTCCAGTATCTGAATTAGTAGCATCATCCGTGTCATATTTGCCTTTTCGGCTCGTGAAAAATATCTATTCATGGCTGTTTCTCCCCTCAGCCGCCCGCCTTGGGCGGCTTATACATTCTGATTCGGATTAGTCGAACTTTCTGCCCTTTCGCCAGTCGAGTTCTTCGTCATAACGTTTAATTTCTCTCTGCAGGCGCTCACACATTGCCTTATCTTCTGGTCTTATAATGTCCAGATGTTCTTCCAACACATTTCGGATATAGCGTACAGCTTTCATCTGCAGTTCGTTTTCTTCCTGGCATTCGGCTTTGCGTATGGCTTCTTCTTCCTCAGCCTTGGCTCTTGCGGCTTTATCGGCTTCGATGGCTTCCAGCGGGATTTCGTCTATATAGCCGTTATCCTTCAGCACGGATGCCTTTGTCGTGCCGGTTTTGGCTACTTCCATGGCTGCCGCCCGCAGGGCTTCTTCTTTGGTGTTGTAGGTATCCTTGAGGAATACCCAGTCTGCTTCATCGCCATGCTCTACTACTGTATAGGTCAAGCAATAGCGGCCGCTTTCAGTCTTGTCTGCCACAGCCTTGATGGTGAAATTTATCCAGCTTTTGTAACCGCCTCGTCCAGTCTGATACGTTTCCTGCCCGTATTCATCGACCTCTGCGACTTCCCATTTCCCGGCATTAAGCTTTATTTTCCGGCCACAGGATTGAGCCATACCGCATTCCTCGTTTACCTCCCGGCATGACTCACAGCATTTCAGGCATTGCGTTGACAAATGGCAGGCTTCGCAGGGTTCCAAACTGTCGCGGCCATATGTTTCTGCTTTCTGTCGGATGGCGTTCAGCTGGTCTTGCTTGCGGTGTTCTTCGACTTTGGCCATACGTTCTGACCAGCCCGGTTCGTCTTCTCTTTCCTCATGCTTGACGATTGTTACATGATTGAGAGAGACTGTGCCTTCCTCTTGGAGCTTATTCGCCACTTTCTGCTGGCCTTCCTCAGATAGCTGACTTGCTTCATAGGCGGCGCTGACTTTCAGCCGCCCGTCTTTAAACGCCTGCTTCAAATCCTCGTTTTGCAGATTTTTGGCTATGGCGTGGTATCTCGCCAGCTGAGTGGACGACATCTGCAGCATCTTGCTGACTATATCCCTGACGCGCCCTTCTAAGCCCTGCTGTTCTTTCATTCGGTTTAGGATATCCGTCATGCGTTCAGCCTGCCGCATCTTTTCGGCATCTGTCAGCTGGCGGGCGGTGCTGTTAGTCAACATCAGCATCAAGTCCAGCATGTCTTCGTCATGCTCATTTTCAATCAAGCAGTTGACCTCAGCGAACTGCTGCATGCTTTTCCCTTTCACCAGCAATTGGCAAGCCGTCCATCGGCGCTCACCGCTGATAATCATATACTTGCCTGTTTCATCAGCCGCCCGCACTACGAGGTTATGAAGGACGCCGCCCGCAATTTCGATGGCGTCCGCCAGCTCCTTAATGTTCTCTACACTGTATATGGTCTTGTTCTGCGGGTCTGGGTAAAGCTCATTGATGTTCAGCCGTTTTAATTCGTATTTCGGCGCTCCTGCTTCGGTCTTGCTCGCTTGATTCATGAGCCCCATCAAGTTAAATCCTGCCATCGCTTATTCCTCCACCATCTTGACCAGTTCAGCCACAAATGCTTTATAATCTTTTGCGGCTCCACACCGTGGTGAATGTACCATTATCGGCTCGGCCGTAAACGTTGATTCATCAACTTTATCCGTCCAACGGATGAAGTTATCGAATGTCTTGTATTTTTCAGCCTGCCGCATCCACTCAGCGCCCTGTTGATTACTGTCATTTCTACGGTAACTCGTGATGAGCGTACCAAGGAAGTTGAGCTGATGATTGAAGTAGGTTTTAACTGTCTGCATTTGGTTGAGTAAGCTGTCAATTCCATCGAATGTCCAGCGGTCGATTTTTGCAGGGATAACCAGATAATCCGATGTTGTCAGCGCATTTATGACGCACATTCCAAGACTCGGAGCGTTGTCTATGATCACGTAGTCGTATTCATCTTTGACCTGGTGCAGCACCTCTTTGAGCCGTACCTGCTGCGGCACCGTTGGGTCTGTCAGTACAGCTTTTTCAGCTTCCGCCAGTGATAGATTCGCGGCAATAATGTCGATATTCGGCTGAGTTGTGGGCTGGATAACCT